AAAAACAAGAAGGAATAATTATGTGTGGAAATATGTGGAACTGAGTACCACACATGGGGAATAATTACACAATATGGATTACTTAATTCTTGGGAAATGGAACAAGACAGCTGAATAAGCTGCCCCTTCTATAAAACAGTCAACAAACAGACATTCACTAATCAAATGACATAAACATAAGCATAAATAACCCGGCTAAAGCCATAGCAAATGCAATTACCATACAAAACTCTTTTTTCATAACTAATAATTTGGTTAAACACATATTTCCATCGCACGTTCAACAACGCACTCTTGTCTCCGACAAAACCTCAGCCGCATAAAAGCTGAGGTCCAGCATGTTCCTTTCAATATATACAATCAATTAGAGCACACAATGTTGGAACATTCTGTAAATCCAGTATAAAGAAACTGCAATGGCTGAAAGAAGGACTATACTAACACTATATACCGGATTCTACTATAAAGACAACTGCTTTTCTGAAATTCCCTACGTGACTTGAGGGAATTTTATAAAAGAAAGGATATAAATGAAAAAGCCCCGACGAAAGCCGGGACATGTCACACACAATAGATATGAATTGTTGCCTATGAATATAAAGGCAGCTTATTCAACCGCCCCTTCTATTACTTCCTTCAACCGATACAATCTATCAATGGCCGGATTATAGAAAGCATCCGGATAATGCTGCTTTATATCGCAGATATTCGCATTAACATACATAGAGGTGTCAAAAATATGTTCTGCCTCACTTAGCATCACCTCCTTGGGTAACTGGGTTGTTTGTGCCCATTCGATTATTGCCTTGACGGATTCCTCGTCATAGGAATATTTACTTTCTTCTGCCATAATTGCTATTTATGTTTTTATGAATTAGCCTGCACAAATATAGATAATTGAAGCCAATTACAAATGATATAGAAGCCGAAGTTATAGGAAATATTGAGGCTTTGCATTAATTTTGTCACTACTTATAATTTTTTACACCATATGAGCCCAAAGAATGTATATGAATTAATCCAGGAAAGACTGGAAGTGATTTTTAAAGAGTTCGACAATATATACATTTCCTTTTCAGGTGGAAAGGATAGCGGAGTGTTGCTGAACCTATGTCTGGACTATATGCGTAGGAACCGGCTGAAGCGCAGGATTGGAGTGTTCCACATGGACTATGAGATACAGTACAGTATGACCATTGACTATGTGGACCGGGTATTGGAGGCAAACAAGGACATGCTGGACGTGTACCGTGTCTGCGTGCCTTTCCGTGTAACGACCTGTACCTCCATGTACCAGAACTACTGGCGTCCCTGGGACGAAGCAAAAAAGGAAGCATGGGTCAGAGAAATGCCGGAGGGCGCAATGACTGTAGACGATTTCCCTTTCTATAACCGCAGGATGTGGGACTATGAATTTCAGACAGAGTTTTCCCGTTGGCTCCATCAACGGAAAGCTGCACGGCGTACCTGCTGTCTGGTGGGCATACGTACCCAAGAAAGCTACAACCGTTGGCGCACAATCTATCGAGGTGTGAAAGAGCAATATAAGGATTACCAATGGAGCACGAAAATCAGCGAGGATGTGTATAACCTATATCCACTGTTCGACTGGAAAACGGAGGATATATGGATTGCCAACGGTAAGTTCCGATGGGATTACAATAAACTATACGACCTCTACTATCAAGCCGGGGTAAGCCTTGACCGGCAACGGGTGGCAAGTCCGTTCATCAGCGAGGCCATTGAGAGCCTTGCCTTGTACAAGGTCATTGACCCCAACACTTGGGGACGGATGATAGGACGTGTAAACGGAGTCGGCTTTGCCGGACTTTACGGCAATACCCGTGCTGCTGGAAGGAGAGAGATACGTCTGCCGGATGGATATACCTGGAAGTCATTCATGGAATTCCTGCTTTCGACCCTGCCGGAACATACCAGGAGAAGATACCAGTCCAAGCTGGAAACCAGTATCAAATTTTGGAAGGAAAAGGGTGGAGTTCTCAGTGATGAAGTCATACAGAAGCTGAAAGACCGCAATATCCCCATCCAGGTGGGTGACAGTACCAACTATAGGACAGACAAGAAACCAGTACGAATGGACTACCTGGATGACATTGACATAGAAGAGTTCCGAGAAATTCCCACCTATAAGCGTATGTGTATATGTATCCTGCGTAACGACCATACCTGCAAGTATATGGGGTTCGCCCTAACCAAGGAGGAGAACAAAATGAAGAGTAACGCCTTGAAAAAATACAAGGATATTTTATAAATACTGCATTTTACAGTAAACATATAAAACTGCTCCGACTTTCGCAAGCCGGAGCAGTCCAATTTATAAATTTAAAGTCTTATGATGAAGATTGTCTGTTGCGCCAATGTTTTACTATCAGCATAACGACAATCAAAACGGTTACACAAACACAAGCAAAACCAATTTGTTTAAGCAAGGTGGATTCTTTTTTTTCTTTTATAGTTTCTGACCGTTTTTCCTCACGGATATTGGAAATGGTTCTTTTATCAGCCTTGACACTCGTAGTATCAACTACTACCGTCTGTTTATCCTCCTTCTTATTGAAATCACCTTCTACATGACCGTCAGCCAATAACGGAGATTTCCCGGTCAAGCTATCGGGCGGTTTTCTTGTATCATAGATACGGAAATCAATCACATAGTTACCATTAGCGGTAATGAGTTCGCTCAAAGAGGTACTTGCCCCATGTACGATATCGACCGATTCACTCGTGCTGTCCTTTCTGATTACTTCTGCACCGGACTTGACAGCTTTATGAGAGCTGCCACATGATAACAATAGGAACAGACACATGAAAGGAGCCAGCAATATATGCCGGCTTACCCAGTTCATAACCTTAGCCAACATAGGCAATGTCATTTATACGGTTCATCCAACCTCTCTTAAATTTATTGTTCGCCGGACGTTTTTTACATATATCCTCGATGAAATCAAACCGTGCAATCTTAATCATGTCGAACAACTCACGCGGGTTCCTGGCATTCACCGCAGCGAGTGTCTTAGGTCCAACAATGCCATCCACAGTAACACCAAGCAAACGTTGAGGAATCTTTATTCCGTGTACACCGGATGCCCACACCCAATCGACAAGGATATTAGCAACTGATTGCGATTTAATATCGTCAGCTTTCCATCTGTCCCAATAATGCGGTTTGAGCACCCGGTTAACGACATCCTCACGGGTAAGCAGACGCAGGTCATCCACGTCTATATCACCGTCACCGTCCTTGTCATAGCCGCATGACTTCCACGTGCCAATAGTCACACCCATATTCGTTGCACCTCCAAGGTCTGCCGGGTCATTCACGAAACCGCCTTCCCATTTGAGAATCCACGGCGCTAATTTATACACATTCGCCATTCTTATTTTCCTCCTTGATTTTTGGTTTTACATAAAAATACAATATATTTGCAAACGCCTTTGTTTAAACTTTAAGTTGTGTAGTATTAAGGGAAAGGGAGCTGTTGTGAAACACCTTCCTTTCCGCGAATCAGTAGCCGTTTTGCGGTTCTCTGTCACCGCATTTCTTCCTCTCACACCGTTTAAGCGCCAGTTCCAGTTTTAAGTCAGAATTAGCCTCCTTCAGTGTAAATAACTCATCCTGCACCTTACGGAGCCGGTCTGTCTGCTCCACAAACCGCTGTTCCTTCTCCGAAAGCTGCTTTTGCAGGAACTCGTTGTACTCCCGTAATGCCTTAAACTCCTCGACATCCGCATGTGCGTCCTCAATACGCGCATTGGTTTTGCGCGACATCCACCACTTAATAAGCTGCTTGATGCCCTCGATGCCACCGAGTGCGGTCACCAGCATAACCCAATCATCCATACCCATTTTATTACTTTATTTATAACCATCAAATTGTCAGACAACCACAAAAGTAAGTAAGCCTATGTCAAACATGCTGCCAATTCGGGATTTTCCACTGACACAGAATGTCAATGCAAAGATAGATATGGATGTAGCCTTCAAAAAGGACATTATTTTTTTGACATTCTCCGCAAATGGTCATCCAATGTTTTAGGGTTACATTTAAGCTTACGACATATGGCTGCCTTTGAATAACCATATTCGAGCATAGTTCTAATGAGAGGTTCCTTTCCTGTAAGCTTGTAATGCGTGTTTTTATCCCCCTTTTTCCGACCAAGTCGTATTCCTGCAGCTTTTCTGTAAGCAAGGGCCTCCTTGGTTCGCTGACTGATCAAATCACGTTCAATCTCAGCGGATAGACCGAAAGCGAATGCCAAAACCTTGCTATTGATGTTATTACCTAATTCGTAACGCTCCTTGACAGTAAGAACGCAAGTCTCCTTAATCATACAGAGGTGAAGCATTGACATAATACCCATCAGGTTTCTTCCTAATCGGCTGATTTCTGTTATGATTAGAGTGTCGCCTTTCTTCATCCTCTTGAGAAGCGGGCCTAATTTCCTATCGTTAGCAATTTTGGTGCCGGAAACCTTCTCGGACACCCATTTATCTATTACAAGTCCTTTTTCCGTTGCAAATTTCTGGACTTCGAACCTTTGGTTCTCGACTGTTTGTTTGTCAGTGCTAACCCTAATGTATGCGTAAACCATTTTTGCGGTGAAGGTAGTCTTATTCAACAGCCTAACCAAAAAGGGTATTCTAATGACCCTCAAAAGTACAAGGGATATGATAGAGAAGGTTCTGATAACAGACACAAACGTGATAAATGCCATCACAAGGCAGCTCAATATAAAGAATATCAGGAATGAGATGTTCCCTACCTGGAGACTGACATTACAACCGGGGGAGGAATATGATTTGGGTACTGCTTATTATGGGGCATATCTGGTAAGAAATAGCGATTCTGGTGCGGCAGCTCTAATCATGGTGGGTGCCGGAGTATCATCCAATATACTGTTGAGCGATGGAAATAGCATTTCAACTGATTTTACCGCTGGAGGCAAAATCATATTGAATAAAAAAACGTCAAATGGCAATGTATATGTAAAAAATGGGAGAAGTACAGAAGCATATATAAATGTCATGCAGATAACTAATTATTAGCAGGGGTTATTCCCCTGCCTTCCTTACTCGTTCTCGATATAAATTGCTCAGTAACTTTTACTTTTATTGTGCTCATTGTTGTTTATTACTTATTTCCGTCATATCCTTTGACCCTCAAAAGTACAAGGGATATATGATAGAGAAGGTAAACATAGGTCAAGTAATGAACCAGTATCAGATAGTGACTGATGCAGACCATGTGTATGTGGAAAAAGGGAATAGCCAAGGGAAGATCAATAAGAGTGATTTAATATCCAAACTTCTTGCTGCATCTGAATTGGATAAAATAAAAATTATATCTAAGTCAGTAGTTGTAAATCAAAAGTTATCTCTTGGCCTGAAAAACGGATTATATTTTCTGATAGGTTCTGGAAACTTTGGCTTTTGTGATTTAGTATCTGTATACAAAAAAGAAATTACCGTTATAGCAAATGAAGGTTATGGAACCCTAATCATAGGAACCGACAATATAATAGCTGGGCAACATTGCATTTACATAAATGAAACTGATAATAAAATAGAATTTAAACAATACTCTGATGTAATGAATGTAACATTTGGAGGTATCATTGCATAAAACAAGTATGCATATATTACCTTGTCAAAGGACTGTTTTTTTTCTCACTTTTTTCATCATATCCTTTGACCCTCAAAAGTACAAGGATGATAGAGAAAGTAAAGTTATCAGAAGTGGCAACCGGCAATCCGGCATCACTTATTGGGTTAACATCCGGTCAAAGCTTGGCGCAAATGCCTATAGACCGTTTGCCAAAGACTGAGTATATCGCTATGGCATCGGGAACGGACAAATTACGATATACACAATTAAGGTATAGTACTACTTCAGGGGCAGGAAGCAGGATTCTTTTGATTGTCCCCATTTCCGGACTGACTGGTAAAATGGATGCAGCCGGAGTCTTGGGTAGCCTATATGTGTTAAGAGCTGGAATGGACTACATGCCTATGATGGTAAAAGCCGATATAATGCTGTTCCGTTCCTCTTCATTCCTTGTTAATGATATGAATGTAATGGGAGTAAGTGTCAATGGTCCTGTAAACTTTAAATTGGGACATTGTACTTATGAAGGGCAGTTATATCTTGCGGTTAAATTCAATACGAATTATTCTATAATAACTTGTTTTCAAGGATTCTACACGACAGATTGTGTATTCCGTAACGTTCTTGAAGAGAATGTTACGGACTGGACAGACTTACTATGAAATTAAGGATATGATTGAGAAGATTGATATTAAAGATGCAAGCATTGCAGAAGAGGTTAGAAAGCAGATGTCTGTTGTAGGTAAAAAGGGATTATACCATGGAGTTCTGTTGCTGCTTTCTGCCTATACATAAGATAAACGCTGTATCCGTTGATGGTTCTTTAGAATATAACTCTTTAACAGATACAAATCTTATAAATGAAACAGTTGGAATAGTATAGGGGCACTTGCCCCTATACTATTCCAATGTAGCTTCAAATCCTCCTTCGAATGCACTGTTATCCGCTGCTTCCATCTTCATTGATATGCCAAAAGAACTCATTAGGAGTACATTTAGTATTGGCGTATAGACTAGCCGTTCAGCATAAACACGGCACTTCCCATCAGCTTCAGTCTTAGCTTTAATCTTAATATTATAGCTACCTGAGAGGACTTTGACTTTTAGATTAGGATTGCCTGTTACATCACCAGCTCGTGATATGGAGATGTAATATAGGCTAGGCATTCCGCTTGATGTTGCAGATATAGACAAAAGAATTGAGCCTGTAACTGGAGTGCTTGTAGTCTCAAACAGAAGTACACTATACGCGCCTTGGAACTCCGATAACACACCTGATGGCATTAATCCTTTATTGGAAACTGTAGCCACTGCCATCTTATTACGAATACTATCAACTACTCCCGTGGCTGTAATATCAATCTTCTCCATCATACCTTTGTATTTTTGAGGGTCATTAGAATACCCTTTTTGGTTAGGCTGTTGAATAAGACTACCTTCACGGCTAAAAATGGTTTACGCATATATTCGTGTGTCGACAGACAAACAGACTGTCGAGAACCAAAGGTTCGAAGTCCAAAAATTTGCAACGGAAAAAGGACTTGTAATAGATAAATGGGTGTCCGAGAAGGTTTCCGGTACCAAAATTGCTAACGATAGGAAATTAGGTCCGCTTCTCAAGAGGATGAAGAAAGGCGACACTCTAATCATAACAGAAATCAGCCGATTAGGAAGAAACCTAATGGGTATTATGTCAATGCTTCACCTCTGTATGATTAAGGAGACTTGCGTTCTTACTGTCAAGGAGCGTTACGAATTAGGTAATAACATCAACAGTAAGGTATTGGCATTCGCTTTCGGGTTATCCGCTGAGATTGAACGTGACCTTATCAGTCAGCGAACCAAGGAGGCCCTTGCTTACAGAAAAGCTGCAGGAATAC